GCAAGATGAAATAGATTATCTGGTATCAAGTAAACCGAGAAATAATTTTATTAAAAATTTAGCACTTAAAATAAAAGGTAATACTTTAATATTATTTCAACTAGTAGAAAAACACGGAAAGGGATTATATGAAATTATTAGAGACAAATCAAAACAAGGAAGAGAAGTCTTTTTTGTCTATGGAGGAGTTGACGCTGAACAAAGAGAAAAGGTCCGAGAGATCACAGAAAAAAGCAACAACGCAATTATCGTGGCTTCTTATGGGACTTTCTCCACAGGCATTAATATACGGAACTTGCATAACATTATTTTTGCTAGTCCTAGTAAATCTAGGATAAGAAACTTACAAAGTATTGGACGTGGGTTGCGATTAGGCGATAGCAAAGTCAATGCTACGCTATATGATATATCAGATGATTTACAATATAAATCAAAAGAAAACTTTACACTTAAACATTTTCAAGAAAGAATAAACATTTATACCGAAGAGGAATTTGACTACGAAATTCACAATATTAACCTAAAGGAATGATAAATACTTATATGGATAATAATACCGATTATCGTATGGTTAAACTTATAGATGGTAGCACCATAATGGGTTCTATTACAGTTGACAAAGATTTTTTAAGAATAACCAACGCACTAGAATTACAAACAGTTCAAAGACATACTGAGTTTGGTGTAAAAGATGATTCTTCTTTAGCGCCTTGGTTAAATTTTACAGACGATAAAACATTTGTAATACCTAGAGATAAGATAATGGTAATCACTCAAGCGGACAAACACATTTCACACTATTACGAAGTTATATTAAATAAATTAGAGAAACAAAAGGCTAATGCTAAACCTGCCTTATCTGCTCAAGAAATGGAAAACATTTATAAATTGGCAGATCAAATGGACAAATTAGATAGACAGACAAGAGAAGATAAATTAGAATGGTCAGAGGAAAATCTGATAGATTTATTTGGTAAAAAAACTATACACTAGATAGGCTAGCTAGGTGGTTCCCCAAGCGACTACATAGTCAGTATAACACAAGAATCCATAGCCGTCAAGCGTTTTGAAAAAATAATTGAAAAGCTTTACTTTAACTAGCAAAAATGTTATAATATAATTATGTCACAAAAACAAAAAGCAAAAGAACACTATGTAGATAATAAATTGTTTTTACAAGCAATGACCGACTGGCGTGTAAAATACAATAAGGCAAAAGAAAGAAATAGAAAACCGCCTAAAGTAACCAATTATATTGGTGAATGTTTTTTAAAGATTGCTAATCATTTATCTTATAGACCGAATTTTATAAATTACACTTATAGAGACGATATGATCTCAGATGGGATTGAAAACTGCTTACAATACATGAGTAATTTTAATCCTGAAAAAAGTAATAATCCATTTGCATATTTCACACAAATAATTTACTATGCTTTTATTAGAAGAATACAAAAAGAAAAAAAACAACAAGATGTAAAAGCAAAAGTAATTGCAAATTCTGGTGTTGAATTGATGATGGACTCTTTAGAAGGTGATGACGCTGTGTATAAAAGCCAGATGTTAGACTTTCTACAAAAGAATATAAAAGAGAGCGAAAAGAAGTAATTATATAATTAGGTAGGTATGAAAATAGCGTTATTAAACGACACGCACTTTGGTGTCCGTAATGATAGTATGATCTTTGATGAGTATCTTCATAAGTTTTATGATGAGATATTTTTCCCATACTTGGATAAACATAATATAAAAACCCTTATACATTTAGGTGATGTGGTTGATAGAAGAAAATATATCAACTTTAGAATTGCTGATAATTTTAGAAAAGGTTTTTTAAATAAACTATGGGAAAAGAAAATAGATACACATATTCTTATAGGTAATCACGACATCTATTTTAAAAATACAAACAAAGTAAATTCACTACAACAATTATGTACAGCACCTGATGGTGTCAACGAGCCTTGGATATATGAAGATCCTAAAGTAGTTGACTTTGATGGTCTAAAGATATTAATGTTGCCTTGGATAAATCCTGAAAATCAAGAAGAATCCTTTAACATGTTGAATACAGCAGAAGCTGATATATGCATGGCACACCTAGACTTAAATGGTTTTTATATGCATGAGAATATAACACAAACTCATGGTTATGATAAGTCAATAGTTTCAAGATTTGAAAAAACAATAACAGGTCACTTTCATACAAAAAATGATGATGGTCAAATATTTTATTTAGGTAGTCAATATGAAATGACATGGTCAGATTACAATGTTAAAAAATACTTTCATGTATTTGATACAGAAACAAGAGAGTTAGAAGCAATACATAATCCATTTACTATATTTGCCAAACTAATTTATAATGATGATGAAACAAACTATGATGAATTAGATATAAGTCCTTATCATAATAAGTTTGTAAAACTAGTTGTTGTAAATAAAAAAAATAACGAAATGTTTGATCGTTTACTTGAAAGATTATATCATAAAATTACGGTGCACGAATTAAAAATATTAGAAGACTACTCAGACCTAAATGCTAATTTAGTAAGTGATGATGTTGTTGAAGGTACCGAAGATACGATAACACTAGTAAACAACTATGTAGATCAATTGCCAGTTGATTTAGATAAAGATAAATTAAAGAACATGATAAAAGAAACATTTGTCGAAGCACAAGATACGGATATAACCAGTGATAATATTTAAAAAAGTAAGATATAAAAACTTTCTATCAACAGGTCAACAGTTCATAGAAATACAATTAGATAGAGCTCAATCAACACTAGTTGTTGGTGAAAATGGTGCAGGTAAATCAACTATGTTAGACGCACTATGTTTTGGTCTATTTCAAAGAGCATTTAGAAACATAAAAAAAGATCAGTTAGTTAATTCTATAAATGAAAAAGAATGTGTTGTAGAGGTAGAATTTATTGTTGGTCAAAACTACTATAAGATTGTAAGAGGTATCAAACCTAATACATTTGAGATATGGTGTAATGATGTAATGCTAAATCAAGACGCTGCTCAAAGAGACTATCAGAAGCATTTAGAATCTACAATATTAAAACTAAACTTTAGATCATTTACACAAGTGGTGATATTAGGTAATGCTTCGTTTGTTCCGTTTATGCAATTAAGAGCAAGACATAGAAGACAAGTGGTAGAAGAAATATTAGACATAGAGATATTTTCTAAGATGAACCTATTGTTTAGAGAAAAACAAAAAAATCAAGACGAAGTAATTAAACAATCAGAATTTAATTGTCAATTAATTGATAGTAAAATAGACTCGCAAAAAAAACACATAGAAGATATGAGTGGTAATAAACAACAAACTATTGAAAAGAAACAAATAGAAATTAGACAAGCACAAACAGATATTGATAACTATCAACTAGACATAGATAAAGTAAATACAGAAAAAGCTGAATTACAAAAACAAATATTAGATGAAAGTAAAATAAATAATAAGTATAAACAACTTCATAACTTAGAAGCCAAGTTAGAAAATACTTGTAGCAAACATAAAAAAGATTTAGGTTTCTTTCAAACTCATAATGATTGTCCTACTTGTCAACAAGTAATTGACGAGGCATTTAAACTTGAAATGCAAGGTAAAAAAGCAGAAAAGATACAAGAGTTAGAAGGTGCACTAGGTCAGATAGAAAAAGATATTAAATCTACCGAAGATAGATTAGATATAATAAACAAGACTATGGTTGCCATAAGAGAAAAAGAATTATTAGTTAATAGATATGAAACATCTATATCAGAAATTAAAAAGTATATGGCTAATAAACAAAACGAAGTTGATGAATTAGAAGATGATAAGTTTACCACTGGCGTTGCAACAGGTAAACTAGAAGAATTACAAGAACAATTAACATCTGCTGAAACAGCAAAGACTAAACAAAAAGAACAAAAGAATTATCTGGATACTGCTAGATATCTTATGCAAGACACTGGTATTAAAACAAAGATCATCAAACAATACCTACCAATAATGAACCAGTTGATTAATAAGAATTTAGCAGATATGGACTTTTTTGTTAATTTTACTCTTGATGATGAGTTCAATGAAACAATTAAGTCCAGACATAGAGACGAATTTAATTATCACTCTTTTAGTGAGGGTGAAAAACTAAGAATAGATTTAGCAATATTATTTACATGGAGAGAGATTGCTAAACTTAAAAACTCTACAAATACCAATCTATTAATACTAGATTC